TTACAGATTGTTAAAGAGCGAGAGCGATTTACTCTCGCTCTGTCGATTCCGTTGAACCGACAATTTCAAACTGCCTGAACGTTACAAAAGTGTCAAGTTAATAGGGAAAACAAGGGTTTCAGTCGCGCAGCGCAGCGCAGATTTATGTTGCATTGCAGCACAAAGCAGATTTATGTTGCATTGCAGCACAAAGCAGAACAAAGAAAGGGGCACATGGACAGCGAAAATTTCATAGCCCCTTATTTTTAGTAAACCTCGTAATCTACAACCCTTAAAACCAAACATTAAACATTTCTTAGTACCCCCCCCCTCTTTCCCAAACCCAAAAAATTCCAGCCCCCAAAAAGGTACGTGTAAAGTTATCTCACGCACTGCCTATTGACACGCGTGTAGTACACATATATATTTCGCCTATGGATAATCTACCTCTGAATCACACCAAATGGAATGACCGACTCGCTTTCGATGTGGCGCTTACGCTCGAAGGCAGTGGTGAAACGCTCCAAGAAATTATGGCGCGCCATACTATATCAGCCAGTGATATGCTGCTGTTCAAAGCTGATCCGGTGTTTCTTAAGAAAGTGGAGATGTACCGTGAGGAAGTCAAAGAGAAAGGAATTACGTTCAAGCTAAAGGCCCGGGCCCAAGCGGAAGAACTCCTGACAACATCTTGGTTGTTGATACACAGCCCAGACGTAAGCCCCGCGGTCAAGGCCGACCTGATCAAGTCCACAGTCAAGTGGGCAGGGCTCGAACCAAAAACCGATGTCACAACAGAAGGTGGCGCAGGGGGCGTACGCATTACGATAAATCTTGGTAACAACCCCAGTGACGCGCGCACCATTGAAGCGTCCACAATCGAGGCCAGTGATGCAACTACCATTGAGTATTCAGAATCAGTTCAGTGATACGTACAACGGAGTGCCGGCTGTCAGGTTTCGGTCAACAACCGAAACCAAGAACATGGAAGCGACCCTGCGCGAACACCGCCAGTCCTACCAAACAAAGATTACCAAGTCCAAGAAAGTGGGACGCGAGTTTATTGTAATGCTGCTTGAACCTGCCCAAGAGGTGCCCAGTGGCGCTTGATATTTCCTACACGCCGCCGCCTACGGGTAAGAAGTTTATGGCGAGCGACGCCAAGATGCGCGCACTCATGGGTCCAGTAGGCTCAGGTAAGTCCGTGACCTGCTCGTTTGAAGTGGTGCGCCGTGCCTCCATGCAAGAACCCAACGCCAATGGCATCCGCAAAACGCGGGCGGCTGTTGTGCGAGAGACCGCGCGTCAGTTGCAGGATACGACGATCAAGACCTTCTTGGACTGGTTCCCGCCGGGCCAGTGTGGGCAGTATATGCGCACGACCAAGACGTATTTCTTCAAAGTCGGGGACGTTGAGTGCGAGATAATGTTCCGTGCGCTGGACGACGCCGACGATGTGGCGAACTTGAACTCGTTGGAATTAACCTTCGCGTGGTTTAACGAGTGCCGCGATATTCACCCAGACATCATGGACGCGATGTCCAAACGGATTGGGCGCTTCCCGAGTTCCAAGGATGGGGGGCCGACATGGCATGGGATGTGGGGCGACACCAACCCGCCCACGATGGATACGTGGTGGTACTACCAGATGGAAGGCATCGACCCTAAGGACGGTGTGTCGCCCAACAATAACGGCTGGGATGTGTTCAAACAACCCTCGGGGCGCAGTATCTACGCCGAGAACGTAGAGCATTTACCCGATGGGTACTACGACACGCAGGGTCGCTCGGAGGAGTACATACGTGTCTACATTGACGGTGAGTACGGTCTGTCCTCGGCGGGTATGCCGGTGTACAAATACTTCCGGCCGGACTACCACATGGCCAAGTCCACACTTCGTCCCATACTTAACGGTATACGTCCGATTGTGATTGGGATGGACTTAGGGTTAACCCCAGCAGCCGTGCTTGGGCAGCAAGATCCCCGCGGGCGCGCGCTCATACTTGACGAGTGTGTGTCGTTTGACATGGGCATCCAAAGGTTTATTCGCTCCATGCTCAGGCCGTTGCTCTACGAACGGTTTCCCGGAGCGCCCATTGTGATTGTCGTAGACCCGGCCGGTGTGCAGCGCGCGCAGACCGATGAGCGCAGCGTGGTGGACATCATCAAGGCTGAAGGGTTCAAGGTATACCCAGCTAAGACCAATAGTGTAGCGGCGCGCATCAACGCGGTTGATGAGTATCTCATGCGACAAGTCGATGGTGATCCTGCGTTTTTGCTAGACCCCCGATGTTCTCAGCTTAAAGCTGCCATGATGGGTGGTTATCGTTATAAACCCAAGGGTGATGGCGACATCGACAAAAACAAACACTCCCATGTAGCTGAAGCACTTCAGTACCTGATGTTGCACATTGGCAACGCAGGTGAAGGTAACACACTTGGGCAGCGCCGAGAGATAAAAAGAATTCCTGCAACAGGCTGGACATGATATGATTACTTCGCTGTGTCCCTCCGCAGTGGTAATCTCCTTCTCCCAGCAATGGGGGTTTGCCCCCATCGAGCTCTGCTCTGGGGGTTTCTTTTTTGTATTCAACGTGTATACTCCGCGGTATAACCTCAAAGTAGGTAAGGAGCGACCATGAAAGCAAAGGCCAAAAGCGGTAAACCATACACAATCATCTCGCAAAACGAGAAGATGGACACCAGTGGAATGGCTGGTAAACCGATCGAATATAGTGATATGATGGTGGAGTACAAACCGCCATTGATGCCAGTAGCTAAGATGGTGCATGAGTTTTGCGAAAAGGCAAAGTAAATGGCCGGACTAACATTCTTGCGGGTCGTGAGTAACTCTGATCTTGTCAAGCAAGAGAAAGAGGTATCCGATCGCGCGCTACAAGAACGACAGAACCAACCTGTTATCCTTGGACTTGCGGGATATTTGCGCCAGTGTTGGGATGTTGCCCGCCTTGCCAAGCGCCCCATCGAGTACAAAATGCTGCGCGCGATGCGCCAGCGCAACGGTGAGTACGAAGCCGACAAGCTCCAGCAGATTCGTGGACAGGGCGGCTCGGAAATTTACATGATGATTACCGAGGTCAAGTGCCGTGCTGCGGAGTCTTGGCTTAGGGACATCTTACTTGACAACGGCTCACCACCTTGGGACTTACAAGCAAGTCCTATCCCCGACCTAGCTCCTGCGCAGTCGCGCGAGATCCAGTCGATGTTTGCTGAGCGTGTGCTCAAGATCGTTGAGGAGTACGGTAAGGCTCCCTCGCAAGAGGAGATGCGAGAGATTAAAGAGATGGTGTCGCAAGACTACCGCTTCTCCGTGATGCAAGAAGCACAGCTTCGTGCCGATCGCATGAAGATTAAGATCCAAGACCAGTTTGCTCAAGGCGGCTGGGAAAATTCATTCAACGACTTTATCACCGACCTTGTGACGTTCCCCACGGCCTTTATCAAGGGGCCGATCGTACGCAGACAGCGTACCCTTGGGTGGTCAACTGATCCTTCGGGACGTACGATTGTTGAGCCCATAGAGAAACTCGGGCCTGAGTACGAGCGCGTCGATCCCTTCCGTATTTATCCCGAGCCGGGCATCACCAATCTTGGCGATGGCTATTTGTTTGAGCTGCACCGCATGACCCGTATGGAGCTCTCCGATCTGATCGGTGTTCCGGGCTACGACGATGATGCAGTGCGTCAAGTGCTTGAGAACGGCAACGGCACCTCGTGGATCAATGAAGATGTGGAACTTCAGAAGGACGAGGAGGAGCGTAAGTACTACGCTTATATGCGTCCGACGACTGAGTTCGATGCCCTTGAGTTTTGGGGTAAAGTTTCGGGTAAGATGCTTATCGAGTGGGGTCTGGATGAAGAAGATGTCCCTGATCCAGCGCGCGAGTACGATGCGAACGTCTGGCTCGTGGGTAACTATGTCATCAAGGCTGTCCTGAACTACGATCCCCTTGGTGAGAAACCATATGCCAAGACATCGTTTATCAAGTGCCCCGGCGCGTTCTGGGGTAAAGGCATACCTGAGATCATCGAAGACCTCCAAAGCGTCTGTAACGCCGCTGCGCGCGCCTTGGTGAACAACATGGGTATCTCCTCCGGCCCACAGGTCGAGGTCAACGTCGAGCGCCTACCTCCCAACGAAGACATCACTACGTTGTCGCCTTGGAAGATCTGGCAGACGATTAACGATCCAGTCGGGTCGAGTGCGCCAGCGATTCGTTTTACGCAGCCTGATTCACGTGCCAACGAGTTGATGGGTGTGTATGAGAAGTTCAGTCGCTTGGCTGACGATCACTCCGGTATTCCAGCTTACGTCTACGGCGACCTTAACGTGCAGGGCGCGGGGCGTACATCGTCTGGCCTGTCCATGCTAATGGGTGCTGCGGGCAAGGGTATCCGACAAGTCGTCATGCACATTGACACTGATGTAGTCAAACCAATTGTCATGCGTCAGTTCGTATACAATATGAGATACGACGAAGACGAAGCTATTAAGGGCGATGTTATTGTGATGGCCAAGGGTGCAATTAACCTTGCGGTCAAAGAAACAGTTAACGTACGCCGAATTGAATTCCTCAATGCAACTGCCAATCCTGTGGATATGGAAATCATGGGAGTGGAGGGAAGGGCAAGTATCTTACGTGAGATTGCCAAGGGGTTGCAGATGTCCGTGGACGATGTTGTTCCATCTCGGGAGAAGTCCGGCTACCAGACTCGTATCCAAGCAATGGCTCAAGCGGTTGCAGCGCAACAAGCTCCGGCTGAGCAGGGTACGCCAACGCAGCCAGATGGTTCCCCCAAAGGTGGACAAGAAGGTAACACGGTCAGTAGTAGAGTCAGTGGGATGGCAGCATGATTAAGCCCGAGCCACGGATCATCAAAGGACTGGCAATGTCAGTTCGTCAACACCCAGAACTTCTGGAGTGGCTTGATGGTCTACTCGTGCATGAACTCAAGCGGCTACCCTACGCAATAGATAATCCGGCACTGTTTCAGGGGCGCTGCCAGATGTTAGTCGAGCTCATTGAGTTCGCTAAAGAAACCCCTGCCGTAGCGGCAAAGTTATAATGTAATTCGCCGTCTAATCACGCACACCGTTAGGAGCGTTCAACATGGCACTTCCAGAGCAAATTCGCAAACAGACCGCGGCAGTTCAAGAGTTGTATAAGCAACTCAACACGGACGACAACACAGGCACACCGTCAGGTGAGGCCGATGGTACCGTTCCGCCCGTTGAAAACGCTAATACTTCTTCTTACGCCGACGAGACCGCTGACGCGAATACTGCGGCTCCGTCACCCACGAGTGAGCAGAAGTCGGGTGATGACAATACGCCAGAAGAAACTATCGTCCAGAAGTATCGGACATTACAAGGTATGTATAACGCTGAAGTTCCCCGTCTGCACCAGCAGAACCGTGAGATGCAACAGCGCGTACAGAGTATGGAACAGTTGCTTGCTTCGCTCTCAGCACAGCAGTCGGCTTCCACTTCACAACCTACTCAGGCAGAGAAACTTGTTTCCGAGCGTGACGTTGAGGAGTATGGAGAGTCGCTTGATGTGATGCGCCGGGTGTCGCGCGAGGAGTTAATCCCCGTTGCCCAACGCCTCGGACATATTGAGCAGATGTTGCAGCAGATGCAAACACAGGTTGTGCCGCAAATGCAAGCCGTTGCGCACCGCCAGCAGTTATCATCCGAGCAGCAGTTCTGGGCCGACCTTGCATCCGTGATTCCTAATTACCGTGAGATTAACGGTAATGAGTCATTTCAATCATGGTTGCTGGAGGCCGATCCACTGACTGGCATAACCCGCCAGACATATCTTGATGACGCACAACGCGGGCTTGATGCGCGCCGAGTCGCCAACTTCTTCCGTACTTGGCTTGAGAATACTGGTCAAGCTACCGTTGCTCAATCCACAGGATCGAACTCCCAATCAGAGTTGGAGAGACAGGTTTCCCCCGGTCGTTCAAGAGGCACCGGAGCACCCGCCAATCCAAACAAGGCTAAGATATACAGCCCGCAAGACATCGAAAAGTTCTTTGACGATGTTCGAGCAGGACGTTTCAAAGGCCGCGAGCAAGAGCGAAATCGAATTGAACGCGACATCTTCGCTGCACAGCGTGAGAATCGCATCCAAGTTAACGCGTAATTAGAGGATTTACATCATGTCTTTTCCCGTCTCCCCCGGCCGCCCAAATTATAGCGGCAACTTTATCCCCGAAATCTGGTCAGGCAAACTGATCGAGAACTTCTACGATGCCACCGTGCTCGCAGCAATCTCGAACACTGACTACGAAGGCGAGATTCGCCAGTATGGTGACACGGTTAATATCCGTACTACACCAGAAATCACAATCCGTGACTACGTGAAAGGCCAAAGCCTGACCGTAGAAAACCCAGACAAGCCAAAGATCCAACTCGTGATCGACAAGGGCGAATACTTCGCTTGCGTGGAAGACGATGTGGATAAGGTTCAGTCCGACATTAACCTGATGGATACATGGTCAAAGGACGCTTCCGAGCGTATGAAGATCAAGATCGACCAGCGCGTGTTGACCGACATCCTCCCCGGTATCAGTGCCTTTAACAAGGGCGCAACCGCTGGCGAGCAGACTTTGTCGTTTAACCTCGGTACAACCGGCGCTCCGCTGACTGTTACTAAGGATGGCGCATCAAGCACCACTTCCGTTGTTGACCTTTTGGTTGACCTCGGCACAGTGTTGGATGAGGCTAACGCTCCTGAAGGTAATCGCTTCGTAGTTATCCCCGCCAAGATGGCTGGTTTGATTAAGAAGTCCGAGCTCAAGGATGCTTCGCTGACCGGTGACAGTATGTCTATCGTTCGCAACGGCCGCCTCGGTATGGTTGATCGTTTCACCATCTACGTGAGTCATAACCTGAATGTTTCATCTGGCAAATACAGCATCGTTGCTGGCCACAAGATGGGCTTCACGTTTGCTTCACAGATGACAAACATGGAAACTATTCGCTCCGAGTCCACCTTCGGCAACATCATCCGTGGCTTGCAGGTCTACGGTTACAAGGTTGTCAAAGGCGAAGCTCTGGCTCAGGCTGTTGTCAGCTTCTAAATGACGGGGGCTTCGGCCCCCTTCGCGACCACATTTAAAGGAAATTAAAATGGCTGCTTATACTGATACTTTAGGTTTTAACAAGGGCACTGCTGCCTTCCCAGCAAATACAACCGAAGTCTCGAAGTTTGAGGTTGAGTTGGATTTTGCTGCGATTGTTGCTGCGCGTCTTGCTTCCGGTGCTACAGCTTTGGCTGCGGCTGATACATTACAAGTTATTGCGTTGCCCGCTGGGTCTGTTGTTTTGACTGCTGGTCTGCGAGTTATTTCCGCAGAAACAGTTAACACGACAGCTACGTTTGATCTAGGCTTTACTGGCGGCTCTCCTGCTGCTGCTAATGCTTATGCAAATGACTTAGCTTCAAACGCTTTGGCTTATGGTATCGAGGCACTTGCCAACCCAACGGCTGTTACTTCGGCTGACACGATTGATATTCTTCTGAATACTGCCGCCCCCACCAACTGCGTCGTGAAAGCGTTCGCGATTGTTGCTAACGTCAGCTAACCCGCGGGGGCACTAGCCCCCGTTTCTCAAGGAGAATATTATGGGTGTCTATACAGGTATTGCCCAAGACAATGTAACGATCAATAGCGGCAAAGCAGTTTTGCAGACGCTTACTGTGACCGGTGCATTGACTGCTTCTGGTGGCGTTACTGGTTCGGTTCGTCTTCCTGTTGCAGCAGTTGCTGCCGCAGGTGCTAACCAAGGTAATGCAGCCGCATTGTCCGAGGGGCTGAATGTCGTTTCGGCGGCAGACGGTACTAAAGGTGTGCGTCTTCCTACAGCAGTTGCTGGTGCAGTTGTGATCGTAAAGAACACCGCTGCTGGTGCGTTGTTAATTTACCCAGCTACTGGCGGTGCTATTAACGCTGTAGCCGCCAACGGTAGTTACAGCATTACTAACCTCACTAGTACAATGTTGGTCGCTTCGTCAGCTACGCAGTGGTATTCTGTACCACTTGTGGCGTCGTAATGTAAACTGGTAGGGGGCTTCGGCTCCCTATCCATTGGAGGAAAAATGGCCGCCAAGCGTATTCCCGCACTGACCGTACTGACTGGCGCACAATCTGCGACGGATGACAAAATTGTTATCTTTGACGCAACCGCCGATGAGACGAAAGCAATCACACGACAAGAACTTGCCAAGGGTTTGGCAATTGATCTTGCAGGTATTCAACGTGTACAAAATTTCAGTGGTAACGGAAGCACAGTTGCTTTTACATTAACCTACGACCCCGGCAACGAAAACAACACACAGGTGTTTATCAACGGGGTTTACCAGCAGAAAAATACATACGGTGTAAGCGGCACAACTCTGACGTTTTCCGAGGCCCCACCTGTGGGAACAACAATTGAAGTGATGATTCAGAGAGCCTGATATGGCAACTAACCTAACTGGCAGCACGATTGCTTCGACCTACGACCAGCTTCTACACGTAGACGATGGCCCGACTGCAACTGAGAAAACAGTCTACAGCGGCACGGGTGTAGCTACGGCGCTTAAGGTTGGTACCGTGTCTGCTTCTGTAGACAACATCCGGTTCGATGGTAACACCGTCAGTTCAATCGACACCAACGGTAATCTGAACTTCACGCCAAACGGTACAGGCTCGGTTGTCATTTCTAAGGTTACGTTCTCGGATCAGTCGCAAGCGCGCACTGCACTCGGCCTCGGGACAATGGCAACCCAGAACTCTGGGGCTGTCGCTATTACAGGCGGTACGGTATCAGGAGTAGTGTTTAGCGGTTCGTTCTCTGGTATGACGCTAGTAGAATCTGCTACATTGGCGACCAGCGCGGCTGCGGCGGGGGTGAACCTTAACGGTAATACGTTGGGGGCAGATGGTACCGATACTAACATCGACATCAACATCACGCCCAAGGGCACGGGCGAAGTCAACGTAACCAACATCGACATCCTGAGCGGCAAGGTGCCATTCAACACGATCACGGGTCTTGCGTATGCCTCGTTCTATGACGCAGATACAGCAGACCAGACTGGTAGTACGACTGCGGCAACTGCGGTTGAAATTGCCACGGCTGCGGTGGCTGGTGCGGGTATCACGGTTGCAAGTAACTCTCGCATCACGTTTACCGTTGCGGGCACGTACCGGATTAACGCAAGCCTACAATTTAATAACTCTAGTGCTACTGACAGGTTCGTTGATATTTGGTTTTCCAAAAACGGTACTAACATCGCCAACTCTAATGGGCGCGTAGCCGTACCTAAAATCGGCGATGGCGGTACTTATCTACTTGCGTATGAAATTTTTGAAACCGTCACCGCTGGGCAGTACATTGAGATTTACTGGTATCCTGAGAACGTCGCTGTGACGTTGCATTACCGCGCTCCTGTCGTCGCCAGCCCCGGCGTGACCCCCGCGATCCCTGCAACCCCACCAGCAATCGTTGTTGCACAGAGGATTGCATAATGGCTAAGACTCCAGCGTGGACTCGTAAGGAAGGAAAAGATCCCAAAGGTGGGCTTAACGCCGCAGGGCGCGCTTCTTACAACAAAGCCAATCCGGGTAAACCCGGACTTAAAGCTCCGCAACCTGAAGGCGGCCCACGTAAGAAATCATTTTGTGCAAGAATGGAAGGGATGAAAAAGAAGCTGACTTCCAAGAAGACAGCCAACGATCCTGATAGTCGCATCAACAAAAGCCTTCGGGCGTGGAAGTGCTAACATGGCCGAGTCCAAACCAAACAACCCTGCTCTCTGGAGTCGTGTGAAGTCAGAGGCTAAAAAGAAGTTTGATGTGTACCCTTCTGCCTACGCCAATGCTTGGGCAGCTAAGACTTACAAAGCCCGCGGCGGTTCATGGTCGGGTGCTGATAACCGAGTAAAGAAATGAGCAAGGGCGGCTTAGGCAAATGGTTCGGGGAGAAGTGGGTCGATGTTAAGACCGGCAAACCCTGCGGTCGCTCCGGCGAGGAGAAATCCAAGCGCGGCTATCCTGCGTGTCGCCCCGAAGCTGCTGCAAAGAAGATGTCCTCCAGTGAGAAGCAGTCGATTACAAGTAAGAAAACTGGGCCGGCTCGACAGTCATGGCCTGTAACTCCCTCCGGTAAAAGGAAAAGTAAATGAGCAAAATGTACATCCGCGTTAAGAAAGATGGCTTCATCTATGAGTTCAACGAGATCCTTGCGAAGAACCCAGAGTGCGAAGTAATTGCAGAAGAAGTCGCTTATCCTGAGCGTTTTGTCCCAGCTCATGTTATAGAGCGTGTCATCCCCCCCAAAATGCAAGTTGCGCGTAAGGGACGTAAAGGTGCGCTTAATCTATCAACTGATGACATTCCCGAGCGGCCGGCGTATACTGCACCAGAACTGGCCGCTGACGCCAGTCGTGGGATGCCATAATGACACCATCCGAAGTCATCACTGAAGTACGCCGTACCATACAGGATACGCGTGAGCCGTATCGCTACAGCGATGCCGTGCTTCTAGGGTTTGTGAACCAGACTCTCAAGCGGATGGTGATGCTTCGCCCTGATTTATTTGCCGTAATCAGTGACTTCACAACGGCGACAGGGACGGTGTTGCAAAACTGCCCCGCAGACTCTACGCGGTTAATCGAAATCTTTCAGGTCAAGAACGGCAATGCCGTGACCGAGGTTAACCGTAGTACGCTGGATCGCACTGTACCCGGATGGCTAAATGAAACCCCCGGCCAGCCTGTGAACTTTATGCGTCATGTGCGCAACCCCAACCGCTTCTTTGTATACCCGGCTCCCGCAGCCGGTGTCGTGCTTGTGGGTGAGTACGCTCAGACCCCACCGGACTACACACTGAACCAAGAGGTTACGTTCCCCACGGACACGTACTTCCCCGCTGTCATTGATGGGACGGTGTTCTTGGCCGAGTCTATTGATAACGAACACGTAAGCTCAGGGCGCGCTAAGCTATTCCAAGATTCGTTTGTACAAGCGCTAGGGGTAAGCCTCCAGTCGCGCACACTCACGGATACGCCCTCAGCGGGTTTAGATCCTAAAGAGGTAATCTGATGGCAGACCGCACCTTCGCCTCGCTTGTGCCCCGTATACAGGCCTCCGTGCTTGGGTGCCCACACGCGACCATTGTGCAATACATCCGTGATACGGCGATTCGTACGTGCGAGCGCACACTAGCTTGGCGCTACCAAGTGCCGTTGTTTAATCTGTCGCCCGGGGTGCACGAGTATTTATACAACAAACCAATCGCGACTGATGTTCATGCAGTGTTTGAAGCTGTAGTAAACAAGAGCCCGCTTGAGCGCTTGACGCTAGAGAAAGCTATTGAGCTCTACCCACAGTGGGCTGACTTATACAGTGGGCAAGATCCTTCTGTACTGTGGAGCTTAACGCCTCCGCTCGGCACGTTTAATACGCCCGAGTTTAACGAAGTACAGTTTAACGAAGGCGGTGAATTTGTACTTCCAGATTCCGTTGTTGCGGATGGGAGTACTCCACAGTCGATCTGCCAGATTAGCCCTGACAAATACATTATTCTACCGTTACCAGATAATGAAAAGATTTATCAGATGCGGATGTTCGTGGCACTCAAGCCTAAGCGTTCGGCTTCTGGGATGGATGAGGTTATGTTTGATGAGCTTGAAGAAGTCATCATGCACGGCACTCTCCAACATCTTTTAGTGTTACCTAATGCAAGCTGGTCGGATCGGGAACTCGCTGCCTACCATGCCAAGCAGTATGTATTCCAGACGTCTGAGCGCCGAGCACGTGCCAATCTCGGTAATATGCGTGGTGCGATGCGCGCGCGGATGCAACCTTTCGGAGCCTGATATGGCTGTGCAACTTACAAACAATGCTTTCTCGCTTATCCCTTCGGGGGTACAGAGCACGGACACATCCCTAACCATAACGGCTGGCGATGGCGCAAAGTTCCCTGTCTTAGGTGCGGGTGAATTTTTCTATCTTACTCTTATAAACACAAGCGGTACTTTTGAAATTGTAAAGGTTACAGCCCGAGCCGATAATGTTATGACAATTGTACGCGGTCAGATTGGCACTGTGGCGTTGACCTTCCTACCAAATAGTCGGGCAGAATTGCGGGTGACTGTCGAGAACGTCTTTCTCGCTGCCGGCGATTTCTTGTTGCTATAAGGATATGATATGGGAATCCAATTAAAAAATAATGTTTCGTCTACGCTTGCTGCGGCGATTAGCGCGTCCGACGTTGGGATGACTGTTGCTACAGGTACAGGCGCACAGTTCCCTACACTTGGTGCTTCGGATTATTTCTACGCTACGCTTGAATCTTCGCAGGGCACCCAAGAGATTGTAAAAGTCACAGTGCGCTCCGGCGACAACATGACGATCGTACGTGCGCAAGATGGGTCAACAGCAAACTCGTTTGGTATAGGTGCCCGGATTGAATTGCGTATAAATGCTGCGGCGATTAACGATCTAGTAGACCAAGTTACTGCATCGCAGGTAGGAGTAACCCCATATAGTTGGATTGGGGCGACTGATGCGCAAAGCGCATTTGAAGAAGTTGTAAACGATCTTGCAGCGTCTTCAGGTACGTCACTCGTTGGGCATATCCAGTCTGGTAGCGGGGCAGTAGCCCGCACAGTCCAAGCTAAATTGCGTGAGACAGTATCGGTCA